ATAGATTCAAACATGAAGAGACAAAAGATAAGATACGCCAAAAGGCCTATGGCAGAAAAATATCTGAAGAAACACGAAGAAAACTTCGTGAATCCCATCTCGGGAAACGTAATTCTCCTGAAGCAATTGAAAAGCAACGACAGGCGTTACTTGGTTTAGATCGAGGACAAGAGTTCCGAGATAAGATGAAAGAGATAAGAAATCGTCCCGAAATGATTGAACAAGTAAAAAAAGCTCAGACAGGGAGAAAGAGAACCGGTCAGGCATTAGAAAACATTAGAAAGGGCCATGTTAAGCAAAAAGTTAGGTGCGTTACAACGGGAGAGGTCTTTAATAGTATTAAAGAGGCAGCTGAAGCAAAGGGTCTTTGTACTTTAAGCGTCTCAAACGGTGCACGTGGCCTAGTTGTAGGAAGAAAATACAGGTGGGAATATGTCAACGACTGAAGTTAGTCTCAAAAATTGTATAGCACCAAGTTTCTACGATCTTCACAAGGTATTAAAATCTGATGATGTCACAGAGGTATGGCTACGTGGAGGCCGTGGAAGTTGCAAATCCAGTTTCCTATCCATACAGGTTGTTTTAGAGATAATGAGGAACCCAGAGGCAAATGCTGTTATCTTTAGAAGATTTGAAAATGAGATACGTGATTCTGTATTCAGTCAAATAGAGTGGGCAGTAAATAAGCTGGGTGTCGAAGCTCATTGGAGAAAATATATTTCCCCTTTTAAATGGGTATATGAGCCTACAGGCCAGGTTATACTGTTTAAGGGTGCGGATAACCCGAAAAAGCTGAAGTCGATAAAGCTAGGGAAAGGATATGTTCGTATAGGATGGTGGGAAGAAGCAGATCAGTTCTCTGGTATGGAAGAGATCCGTAATATTCAACAATCTTTATTTAGAGGTACAACAAATAAACAATGGGCATGGTATTCCTACAACCCGCCGAAATCCGCTCGATCCTGGGTAAATGAAGAGTCAAAACGTCCGAAAAAAGGCAGAATTGTCCATTATTCAGATTATCGTGACGTTCCAAGAGATTGGCTCGGTGAGACTTTTATCGCCAATGCGGAGCATTTGAAAGAGACCAATGAAGAGGCTTACCGCCATGAGTATCTCGGTGAAGAAACCGGAACCGGTCTTGAGGTATTTAATAACGTCACAGTGAGACCGATTACCGATAAAGAGATCGCTTATTTCGACCGTAGGTATCAGGGATTGGACTTCGGGTATGCAGCTGACCCGCTATGCTTCGGAGAAATGCATTTTGACAACAAGAAACGGAAACTATATCTATTTTTCGAGATTTCTGGTATAGGTATAAAGAATTCACAGCTTATATCGAGGTTATCAGCCGAGCAGCTTGCCGAAGTTACAATGGCCGATGCTGCGGAGCCGAAAAGTATTGATGAACTGCGGGAAGATCACCATATGAATATAATGCCGGCAGAAAAAGCTCCCGGATCTGTCGAACATGGTATAAAATGGTTACAGGATCTCGATGAGATTATCATTGACCCGCTTCGCTGTCCGTTGGCGGCGAAAGAGTTTGTGAATTATGCTTTAAATGTAGATAGGTACGGAGATGTTATCAGTAAGTACCCGGATAAGGACAACCACAGTATTGATATGTGCCGGTACAGTATGAGTCTTCAGATAAAGCAAGCGAGAGTCGAGAAGAGACAAAACAAATGGAAGGTGAGAGTTCTTCCTACAGTGAATAGGTGGTAATATGATAGAATCAAAGAAAAGAAGAAATATTCATGCGGAAGCAATACGCAATTTCGATAGGATTCAGGAGGCAGTGTATCCGGAAAGGAAACAGTGCCTGGAAGACCGCCGATTCTACTCCATAGCCGGCGCGCAGTGGGAAGGAAGCCTCGGAGAGCAGTTTATAAACAAGCCCAAGTTTGAAATAAACAAGGTACATCTTTCTGTTATCAAGATATTCAATGAATATCGGAACAACCGGGTTACAGTGGACTTCATTGCGAAAGACGGTGTTGCCAACGACGATATGGCAGAAGTCTGTGATGGATTATTCCGTGCCGATGAAAGGGATTCCGGAGCCGAAGAAGCCTATGACAATGCTTTTGAAGAGGCTGTCGGCGGTGGGTTTGGTGCATTCCGTCTTATTTCCGAATATGAAGACGAAGAAGACGATGAGAACGAACAGCAGAGAATTAGAATAGAGCCTATCTACGATGCGGACTCTTCTGTGTTCTTTGACCTCGATGCGAAGAGACAAGATAAAGCCGACGCGAAATATTGTTTTGTCCTTTACTCCATGACTCCCGAAGAGTTTGAAGAAGAGTTTAACGAAGAAGCCACATCTCTTTCAAAAGATGTTGACAATACAGAATACGACTGGTTTTCTCCCGATCTCGTGTACGTAGCCGAATATTACCGTGTTGAAGAGAAGAAAGAGACAATTATGGTCTATAAGAATCTCACAGGCGATGAGGTTCGCTACACGGAAGATGATTTTGAGAGTAACCCGGAACTCGAAGCGGAACTTGCTCAAATCGGCTCAACCCTTGTCCGTGAAAAGAAAGTCAAGAAGCGAAAAATCCACAAATATATTATCTCTGGAAGCAAGATTCTTGAGGACTGCGGGATTATCGCCGGGAAACACATTCCCATTGTTCCCGTGTATGGGAAAAGATGGTTTGTTGATTCTACTGAGAGATGTATGGGTCATGTCAGATTGGTTAAGGACTCTCAGAGACTTAAAAATATGCTCACCTCCAAGTTGGCTGAGATTTCTTCTCTATCCTCAATAGAAAAACCTATTTTTGTTCCGGAGCAGATGGTTGGTCATGAGTATATATGGGAAAGTGACAATATATCAAATTATTCGTTCCTCCTTGTAAACCCAATAACTGATGCGGCGGGAAGCACAGTTCCTTCCGGTCCGATAGCATATACGAAGCCTCCACAGATTCCCCAAGCTCTTTCTGCCCTTATGCAGCTTTCTGACATTGACATGAAAGAGTTACTCGGTGGGTCAATGGAAGCGGATAAGATGCTCTCCCACGTTTCCGGGAAAGCTCGTGAAATGATCCAGAAGAGAATAGATGGTCAGGCATTTATCTATATGTCCAATTTTGCGAAGGCTATTCGCCGGGCGGGAGAGATATGGCTATCAATGGCAAAAGAGATCTATGTAGAAGAAGGACGTAAGATGAAAACAGTTGATTCAATGGAGCAGGTAAGCTCTATTGAATTGTACTCACCAGGGATCAGTACACACGGTGATGTCTCAACAGCAAATGATCTGTCTAAGGCCACATTTGACGTAAATGTAGACGTTGGACCATCCTCTGCGTCACAGAGAGAAGCAACGGTTCAGACGGTACAGGGAATGTTGGCTACGACTCAAGATCCGGAGACTGCGATGGTTCTTCAGTCCGTAGCGATGATGAATATGGAAGGTGACGGTATCTCTGATGTAAGAGATTTCTTCCGGAAGAAGCTCGTTATGATGGGAGTAGTTAAACCCACCGAAGAAGAGCGGCAGCAGATGGAAGAAGCGGCGAAAAATGCCAAACCCGATCCGAATACTCAGGCTCTTGAGGCGATGGCACAGGAGGCGATTGCGGGAGCCAAGAAGAAGGAAGCTGAGGTCTTTGAGACCTTGGCTCAGACAGAAAAGATCAAGGCGGAAACGCTTAATACTCTTGATGAGATTGATCTTAAAAAGTTGCAGGAGAGCCGTGCGTATCTTGAGCAAGTTGAGAAACTCCAACAGCAGAGACAGCAAATGGCGCTCCAACAGCAACAGCAGATGGTACAGCAAACACCGAATGTAGGATAAAACTTGCATTTGAGATAAGGATGGTATAAAATGAGTTTAAAAGATGATGACGATCTTGTTATCGAAACCGACGAAGTCGATGTCGATAACACTGAAGAAGAGGAAGTGATCGAGAATACCGACACTCCAGACGAAGAAGAAAGTCCTGAGACTATCCAGGATGATGACGAAGACGATGAAGAGGATCGCATCGTTACTATAGGGGATTCTCCTGAATCTGAGCCTCCGGGCGAAGAATCAGAAGAAGACAAAGAAGCGCCCGGATGGGTTAAGAAGGTTCGGAAAGTCAACCGAAAGTTGGAAAGCGAAAATAAGAAGTTGAAAAAACTTCTTGAAGAGAAATCAACTGAGAAAGAGAAGCCAGTTGAACTCGGAGAAAAACCAACGCTGAAAGACTGTGGGTACGACGATAAGAAGTACGAACAGGAACTTTTTAATTACTATGAGCGCAAGAAGAGAGTTGATGAACAGGCTGCGGAGAAAGAGCGACTTGTACAGCAGCAGCGCAAAGCATGGGAAGATAGACAGAGTAAGTATGTGAACCTCAAGCAGGAACACGGCTTCAAGGATTTTTCCTACGCTGAAGAGCTTGTTACTGAAACCCTCTCGACAACACAGCAGGGCATTATTGTTCAGGGAGCTGATGATTCGGCACTTGTGGTTTATGCTTTGGGTAAAAACCCGAAGAAACTGGAAGAGCTTTCAAAGATTTCAGACCCGGTGAGCTTTGCAATTGCCCTTGGTAAATTGGAGTCTCAGTTGAAAGTGACAAATAAGAAAGCACCCGCACCAGAGAAAAGAGTTTCAACAGGAAAGTCCGGTGGAATATCCGGCAGTGCTGATAAAACACTTGAACGGCTGAGAGAAGAAGCGGCCCGTACAGGCGATATGAGTAAAGTTGTCGCCTATAAGAAAAAACTTCGTAATAAAGGATAGTCAATATGGCAAACGATTTTAACAAAGAAGAACGTGTAGCGTTCGAACAGATTCTGGAAGGATTCCAGGATGCCGAAGTAATGGCAAAAAATGTAAATAAGTACAGCACCGACCAGACCATGATGGAAAGATCTCAGGACACCATTTGGAGACCTCAGCCTTACATCATGAACTCTTTCGATGGTCAGGATCAGACGTCGAACTTCAACGACAAGACTCAGCTCTCTGTTCCCGCCTCGATCAATATCGAGAAGTCTGTTCCCTGGATTCTCTCAGCAACAGAACTTCGGGATGCTCTTCAGGAAGGAAGACTCGGTGATGGTGCAAGACAGAAGCTCGCTTCTGATATAAACGTAGCTGTTCTCAATACAGCTTCCAACACTGGTTCTCTCGTTGTTCCCGTAGCGGCTGCCGCTTCCGGATATGATGATGTGGCTCTTGTTGAAGCGATTATGAA